CTCATGTGCAGATTTTTTCGATGGGTAAATGGAGGCCGGTATGGTCAAAGTAATGATCAGTGAGCAACAAATGGCCTTCGCGGAGGCGTTTTTGGTGAGTAATGACCAGCGGGCGGCGGCGATTGCGGCGGGCTACTCGGAAAAGACGGCCACCACGTCGGCATACAAGACGATGAAAAAGCCGCATGTGCTGGCGTATATCGCTGCGCGGCGGGCCGGCAAGACGGCCGAGGAATTGAAGCCGGTCATCACCAGTGAGGCGACGCCGCGCAATGTGGATCCCTCGTTTGCCAGCCTGAGCGGCGAAACCTCGGTGGAGTTCCTGAATGCAGCCATGAATGCGCCGGGCCTGCCGATCCGGGAGAGGATCAAGATTGCCATTGCGTTGCTGCCATACGAGAACCGCAAGGGTGGCGGCGCGCCGGGGGCTGATGGCAAGCCGCTGGGGAAAAAGGATCAGCGCAAGGCTGACGCCGCGAACCCTGACAACAAGTTCTTGCGCGTGGCCGGCGGTACCGACGCCGCCGTGAAGTGAGCGCCGCATAATGGCTTGGACCACCGCCTGCACCGACTGGGCCCAGCGCCTGCGCGACCGCCGCTCGATCATCCCGGCGCCCATATTCCGCGAGACCGCCGACCAGGCGCTGGCCATATTCAAGATGCTCAAGATGGTCGATGTCATCGGCCACCCGACATTCGGGGAAGTCTGCGAACCGTTCGTGTTCGACCTGGTGGCGGCGATATTCGGTGCGCTCGACCCGGCCACGCAGCGGCGCCTGATCCGCGAGGTGCTGCTGCTGATCCCGAAGAAGAACGGCAAGTCCACCATCGCCGCCGGCATCATGATCACCGCGCTGATTCTCACCCAGCGCACCGACGACGAACTGCTGATCCTGGCGCCGACCAAGGAAGTGGCGGAAAACGCGTTCAAGCCGGCCAAGGCCATGATTGAGGCCGATGACGACCTCAAGGCGTTTTTGCACGTGCAGGACCACCTCAAGACCATCACCAACCTGAATAAAAACGCCACGCTCAAGGTGGTGGCCGCCGACGCCGGCACCGTGGGCGGCAAGAAAGCCAGTTGGATCCTGATTGACGAGGAATGGCTGTTCGGTAAGATGGCCGGCGCCGAAGACATGTTCCGGGAAGCCACCGGCGGCCTGGCGTCGCGGCCCGAGGGCATCGTCATCAAGCTGACCACCCAGTCGAACGAGCCGCCGGCGGGCGTATTCAAGAAAGACCTGGAGCGCGCGCGCAATATCCGGGACGGTGAGGCGGTGGATGCCGAATTCCTGCCGGTGCTGTACGAGTATCCGCTCGACATGATCAAGACCAAGGCCTACATGCGGCCCGATACCTGGTACATGGTCAACCCGAATTTGGGCAAGTCGGTGGACGAGGCGTTCCTGGCGCGCAGCCTGCGCACCGCCCAGGAAGAGGGTGAGGACAGCCTGCTGGGCTTTCTGTCGAAGTACATGAACGTCGAAATCGGCATGAACCTGCGCTCCGACCGGTGGCGCGGCGCCGACTTCTGGGAGCAGGCCGGCGGCGAGGCGGTGACGTTTGATGATCTGTTGCGCCGCTCCGAAGTGGTGGTGGCCGGGATCGACGGCGGCGGCCTGGACGACCTGCTGGGTCTTGCCCTGATCGGGCGCTGCGCCGACACCCGCAAGTGGCTGTTCTGGGCACACGCATGGTGCCACCGCATCGTGCTGGATCTGCGCAAGGACATCGCCACCACGCTGCATGACCTTGAGTCCGCTGGCGACCTGACCATCGTTGACCTACCGGGCGAAGACGTGGACCAGGTGGCAGACATCCTGTGCCAGGTGCGCGATGCCGGCCTGATGCCGCCTGACGACCAGCCAGGGATCGGCGTGGACTCGGCAGGCATCGGCGACATCATCGATGAACTGGAGGCTCCGGGCCGTGACTTCATCGAAACGCAGATCGTCGGTATCAGCCAGGGCTGGAAGCTGAACGGCGCCATCAAGACGATGGAGCGCAAAGTGGCCGGCGGCGAGCTGCTACACGGCGGACAGCCTCTCATGGCCTGGTGCGTCGGCAACGCCCGCGTGGTCCAGGCCGGCAACGCCATCTACGTCACCAAGCAGGCCAGCGGCAAGGCCAAGATCGACCCGCTCATGGCGGGATTCAACGCTGTAACGCTCATGTCACGCAATCCCGAGGGGCAGGGCAAATCATTCTGGGACAAGCCAACGTGAAGATATTCGACAACATGATCCAACGCGCGGCGGGCGCCATGATCGAGAAGCGGGCCACCGAGCTGAGCGTGGAGCAGGTCAGTCGCCTGATCGATGGCGGCGGCACTAGCAGCAGCTTCGTGACGCCCAAGAGCGCACTGCACGTCAGCACTGTCCTGGCCTGCGCGCGCGTGATCGCCGAGGGCTGCGCGACGCCGAACGTGCGCCTGTACCGCGAACTGAAGGTGGACGGCAAGATCAAGCGCGAGAAGGCCGATAATATCCCCGAAGCACGGCTGCTGGAGCGCCGTCCGAACGAGTGGCAAACCAGCTTCGAATGGCGCAGGATGATGACGCTGCATGCCTGCCTGTCGGGTGCCGGCCTGTCCATCATCGTGCGCGGCGACAACGGCCGCGTGCGGGAGTTGATCCCGGTCCAGCCCGGCAGCTGGCAGCTCCAGCGCAATGGTCGCTACAACTTCACCTACCGCTGCTGGGACGAATGGGGCGAAATTGGCAACTTCGGCCCGGATGACGTCTTCGTGCTGCGTAACCTGCAATGGGACCTGGTTCAACAGCTGGTGCCCACCGAGCTGGCACGTGCTGCCATCGATCTGGCCATGAACAATGACAAGATGCTGGCCAGTCAGCAGCAGAACGGCCAGCGTCCAAGCGGTACCTACAGCGTTCCGGGCAAGCTGAACGAAGAGCAGCATGGACGCCTGGAGAAGTGGATTACTGCCCGCACCAGCGGGAAGAACGCCGGCAAGCCGCTGGTACTGGACAACGGCGCCACATGGACATCCACCACCGCCGGCAACCGGGAAAGCCAGACATCCGAGTTGCGCGCCCAAACAGTAGAGGACATCTGCCGCGCCTTCAATGTGTTCCCGATCATGGTGGGCCACTCCGACAAGACGGCCACGTTCGCCAGCTCGGAAGCGTTCTTCAGCGCCCACCTGAAACACACGCTGGCGCCATGGCATAAAAACTGGACCAGCCTGTTTGACGAGAAGCTGCTGGACGGCACCGGCCCGCTGTACGTCGAGTTCGATACCCGCTACCTGACGGCCGGCTCGATGAAGGACCAAGCCGAGTACGCGCGCTCGATGACGGAAATGGGCAACCTGACCCGCAACGAAATCCGGGACGACCTGGGCCGAGACCCTCTGGACGGCCTGGACGATCCACTGACCCCGCTGAACCTTACTACCAACCCCGATGGAGCTACGCCAAATGAAACCACGCCACCCCCAGCAGCTTGAAACCCGTGACGCCGGCGGCCGGCGTGAAATGCGCGCCATCGCCATCGACATCAAAGCGGTGAGTGACGACGGTACCATTGAGGGCTACGGCTCTGTTTTCGACGTCAAGGACAGTTACGACGACATCATCAAGCCGGGCGCCTACGCCGAGACGCTGGCCGCGCACAAGGCCGCCGGCACTATGCCGGTGATGTTGTTCCAACACGATAGCTCGCAGCCGATCGGCGTCTGGACAGAGATGGTGGAGGATGCCAAGGGCCTGCGCGTCAAAGGCCAGCTGCTGCTGACCACGGCCAAGGGCCGGGAGGTGTACGAGCTGCTGAAAGCCAAGGCCATCAACGGCATGAGCATCGGCTTTGTTGCGAAAAGCTGGTCATACGATCAAGAATTGCGTATCCTTACCGCAATTGATCTGTGGGAACTGTCAATCGTGACCTTCCCGGCCAACCAAAAGGCGACCGTTACCGGCGTCATGAAGTTGGGCGAAGAGCGGCGGGAGGCTGCACAATCGACCGAAAAAGCCCTGGCAGCTGCCGATCGGCTTCTGCTGAAACTCCACTCCGCAAAGGAACCATCATGAAACAAGCAACCCTTCTGGCCGTGGCGCTGGCTCACTTCGCCGCCTTCCAGTCGAACACCGCGGGCGCCATCATCGAGAAGCGCGACGACGCGGCCCTGGCCGCCTCGATCACCAAACTCAGCGACGCGCTGGACGCCATCGGTAATTCGTTCGAAGAGTATAAAAAGACCAATGATGCGCGCGTCGAAGCCGTCAAAAAAGGCCTGCCCACCGGTGACCTGGACGTTAAACTGGCCAAGATGGACGAGCAGTTCAATATCCTGACCGATGTGAAGTCGCGCCTGGAAAAGAACGAAACCCGCCTGGCCCGTATCCAGACGCTGGGCGCTGGCAGCGACGGCAAGCAGGAAATCAAGGAAGCGGTCGAATACCGCAATGCCTTGAACGGCTGGATGCGTGCTGGCAAAGACAACGAGCAAGAACGCCGTGCTGCGCTGACCTCGGCCGGAGCCGCTCTGGAATCCCGCGACAAGGCAGACGGCCGCGAGGTGCGCGCCACCTACGTAGCAGCAGGTACCAACACCGCCGGCGGCTATGCGTTGCCAAAGGAAATCGAATCGACCATTGCACGCCTGATGCTGGATATCTCGCCGATCCGCGCCATCTCGACTGTCCGCCCAGTCGGTACTACCGACTACCACGAAGTATTTGACATCAATGGCCAGGGCTTCGGCTGGGTTGGCGAGACCGGTACCCGTACCCAGACCAACACCGCAGACTTTGCCGACGTGGCGCCAACCATGGGTACTCTGTACGCCTACCCATGGGCTACCGAAGAATCGCTGGACGACCTGTTTTTCAACGTCGAGCAATGGCTGACTGAATCGGTTACCGAAGGCATGGCCCAAGGTGAAGGCGCCGCGTTCGTATCGGGCAACGGCACCAACAAGCCGACCGGCTTCCTGTCCGGCCCTACCCCAGTCGCGACTGCCGACAACGCTGGCCGTGCCTTTGGCACCCTGCAGTACGTCGCTTCGGGCCAAGCGGCTGCGCTGCCTACCAGCGCTGACACCTTCTATGACCTGATCTACTCGCTGCGCGCGCGTTACCGCGCAAATGCGACCTGGGTCGTTTCGAAGGCCATCTTGGCGTCGATGCGCAAGTACAAGGACACCACCGGTCAGTACCTGTGGCAGCCTTCCCTGATCGTCGGCCAGCCTTCGACGTTCATGGGCTTCCCGATCGTCGAAGCGGAAGACATGCCAGCAGTAGCGGCAAACTCCTTCCCGGTTGCCTTCGGCGACTTCAAGCAGGGCTACCTGATTACTGACCGCGTGGGCCTGCGTATCACCCGCGACGAAATCACTACTCCGGGCTTCGTTAAGTTCTATGTGCGCAAGCGCGTCGGCGGCAAGATCCGCAACTCGCAGGCAATCAAATTGCTCAAGGTGGCTACCTCGTAATCGCATGCTGAAGCACGCCCCGGCCGCCGCGCTGGGGCGCATCGGAGAACATCATGAAATTGACCGTATTACAGAACTTCAGCTGGGCGCACCAACATGTGACCATCAAGGAATACGCCGTGGGCGACGTCATCGAGACCGATGACGAAGACCTGATCCGCGTGGCGCGCAACGAGGGCTGGGCAGCCGCAGAGGGTGATGAACTACCAGCACCGCCTGCCGATAAGACGCAGCCACGCAGCCGCAAGGGCGCGCCAGAAAACAAAGACGCCGGCCCAGCGCCGGAGAACAAGTAACCATTCACCGCAGGAGCATAGGCCATGGCCAAGACCATCAAGTACACCGGGACTCAGGATCCATGGCCAGAGCTGGCCATCACTGGAAATCAAGCAGTTTGGCACCTGGGGCAGCAAGAATCCCGCGAAGACCAAGAGGCAAACGCACTACTGAAGACAGGTCTGTTTTCAGTAGTCAGCACAGCGGCGCGTATCGACAGCAATCAAAACTCAGTGCTTGGTGCTGACTCAGTGTTCACGCTGCAGGTTGCAAATCCACGCGGGCGCATGGTAGTCCTTGGCGACTCCTTGGGCTGGGGTGGGAGTCCTGGTCGTCGTATCGGATTTTTCGACGGCATCCCAACCTATAACAGCACCGTCATCGCGAAGACGAACTTGGGCAACAGCACATGGATCGTGGACGGCTATGTAGATGGCCGGGCCAGCACGGCCGGTGGCGCAGCCGCTGGTACGATTGACCATGATGGCAATGGTAGCGTCCGCTGGAAGTACCAGAGTGACAGTTATGGGCCATACGTCAACGTATCGCAGGGCGGCTGGTTTCAGTTGCAGAGCGGTACCGCGATAAACTCCGGAATCGTCATCTCTGTTCGTGGCGCCACTGCGCCGCCAGCTGCAGGCACGGGCGCTGTCACAACCTCCGGCCTAGTGACTATCTCTACTTACAACCTCTTGGGTTACGCTCCATGGATGGCCGGTGCATTCCCTGAAACGTTCAGCGACATCCAGGTATGGGCTATCTCCGGTTGCACCTCCGCCGACGCGCTCAAGTATGCCCCGCAGGCCCTTGCTGCGCCGGTAGAGGCAGTAACGATTTTGATTGGCGTCAATGACAATCCTGGGACAGCTGCTGCTGCAGCAACTGTCGTTGCGAACGTAAAGGCGCTGATCGATCTCGCCGCATCTAAAGCAAACCGCGTTTATGTTCAAGAGATCTTTCCCAACACCTCCACGACGGCCACGGTGCAGGGATTCAACGCTCTCGTTTCTTCGCAGGTTAAGCAGTACTGCCGCTCAAAGAAAAACTGCCGTTTTGTCAGCGCCTACAGTCTCATGGTTGATCCAAACGCGTCTGCAGTGACGCGCCGGACGGGCGTCTTTCACACCGACAATTTGCATCTCATGCCATATGGCGGCTATCGCGCAGCCCTTCCACTTGTAGCCGCAATACGGAACGACTACCCGCCTGAGCCTGTTCGATACGCCATTAACGACACATGGGACGCGACTCTTGGCGTAGGCGCATGGAATCTGAATCCAGCGCTTCGCGGCACCGCTGGAACCGTCACTGGTGGCGGCGGAGTTACTGGCACTTGCCCCGACAGCTGGACGCTTGCCCGTACCGGCTCGGCCCAGACCTGCACCACGAGCTTTGATGCGGCGCCAGACGGCGGGGCTGACTTCTTTTCCATGAGCGTAGCTGCAGCGGCAAGTGGAGATCGCCATGACCTGTCACGCAGCGTGAACGTCCCAGTTGGAATCAACGTTGGCGACTACTTCCACCTGGAAGTCGAGTTCTGCGTCTATTCCTGCACCGGTACCGGACTGATCTACTTGCAGGCCCATGCCAACAGCAACGGGAACATCCAGGCAGACTACGTTTTCCAGATTGGCCGCAACGTCGCCACCTTCGGCACTGAAAATCCGATCTTGAACCTGACCAGCGAGCCGCAGCAGTTGCTGGCCGGCGTGACGTCGTTCACGATGAATATACGGATCGGCGCGGACGTGGGCGGAACAGGGAAAGTCGGTTTCCGCAAATTCCGGCTGAAGAAGGCAACCAGCCCATCTTTGGTATAGGTAAATAAAATGACGTCATTCCTTGTTACCGCTCCCTCCTTGCTGCCGGTCTCTCTGGAAGTGGCGCGCGCGGCGCTGCGCATCGATGATGACGACACCAGCAAGGACGATGAAATCAGCACGTTCATTGCTGGCGTTACCCAGGAGCTGGAGGACACCATAGGCCAGTGCATCATGCCGCAGGCCTGGCGCGTGAAGGGCGCCGACTTTGCAAGCCTGGTGCTGCCGCATCCTGTGACCACCGTGACCTCGATCGGTTATCGAGATGCCAGCGGCACCACGCAGTCGCTTGCCACCGATCAGGTGCGCGTGGTGATTGAGCGCTACGCATCCAACCTGGTTGCTGCCAACGGCGTGACGCTGCCTGTGACGGATGGCGCCGCAGACGCGGTGACTGTTGATGTGGGCGTGGGCATGGCGACCAGTCAGGACAACGTGCCGCCGGCCATCGTCCTGTACGTCAAGCAGCGCCTTAAGCAGCAGTTCGACCCGGCCGCGCGCCTGGAGCGCGACACCGTCCAGTCGAACTATATCGAAACCCTGATCCGCCAGTTCAAGGTGAAACCGTGAGCCTTTCTGACCGTCTCAACAAGCGCGTGGAGATATGGACAAATGGCGCAACCCAGGACGCCATCGGCCAACCCATCGTCGCGCCTGTGAAGCTGACGACCGTCTACGCCGAGGTACTGGACAAAGACGGTGACCTGGCCGTGGAGGCGGACAAAGAGCGTCGCACGGTGAAGACGAACATCACTATCCGCGCGCGCGAGCTTCCTGACGTCTTCACGATTCGCTACAAGGGCTATGAATACCGCGTGGACTCGGTGCTGGGTACCGACAACCGCCAGCTGCTGCTGGGCGTGGTCAGTATCGGAAAGGTGCCAACACCATGAGCAGCGGATTCACCGTCGACCTGTCCCAGTTGGATGGCCTGCGCCGCGACATCCGCGAGTGGGGCGATGACGTTAAAGACCAGGTGGCCATGGCCGGTGCTGCCGGCGGCGCGCGCGTGCTGTACAACGAGGCAAAGGCACGTGCTCCGGTATCGGACGAGGTGCATACGTTCTATGGCCGCGCATCGAAGCGCACCGGCGTGACCTACACTTTTAGGCCTGGAAATCTGCGTGATTCGATCTACCGGAAGTTCTCACCTGAATACAGCAGCCCGACGCGCAAGGAGTACCGCATCAGCTGGAATCACTTCAAGGCGCCGTACGGCCATATGGTCGAGTTCGGCACATCGAAGGCTGAGCCACATTCGTTCCTCGGCGCCGCGCTGTCTGCTCTGCCCGAGGCGCTGGTTTCCGCGAAACTGGCCATGGGCGCGCAACTCATCCAGATCCAAAGGCGGTGACCATGAGCATGGAATCTCTGATCTACGACACGCTCAAGAACCTGGTGAGCAACCGCGTGTTCCCCGGCGTGGCGCCAGAAGGAACCGTGACCCCATACATCACCTACCATTCGCCTGGCGGTGGTCAGGCAGTGAACTTCGTCGACGGCACGCAGCCCAGCAAAAAGAATGCGCGCATCCAGGTGAACGTGTGGGACAAGTCGCTGGCCACGGCGCTGCAGATCGCCCAGCGCGCCGAGACGGCGATGCGCGCGGCAGCGCCGACGCTCAGCACCACGGTACTGAGTGACCAGGCCTGCCGCTACGAAGAGGAAACCAAGCTGCACGGTACGTATCAGTTTTTCAGCTGCTGGGCCGACATCAGCAGTTGACCGGTTTGGGCATTGCCCAATTTCGCCCGCAATGGGTAACACCAATGGCCCCTTGGGCTGAAAGGAAATCATCATGGCTGTTTCTTTGCCGAATGGCATTATCCTGGCGATTGCTACCGCATACGCCTCGTCCGTCACCGTCACTGCGGCCTCGAACGCGTCCGAGTGCTCGCTGACTGCGACGAACACCTACTCCGCTGGCGACTTCGTGGAGTTCACCTCCGGCTGGTCGAACGCCAACCAGCGTATTTTCCGCGTGAAGTCGCCGACCGGTACTACCTTGGTGCTGGAAGGCTTCGACACGACCAACACCACGCTGTACCCGGTTGGTAGTGGTGTCGGTTCGCTGCGCAAGATCAACACGTTCCAGCAGATCCAGCAGATCACGGAAATGACCAGCTCGGGCGGCGAGCCGCAGTATCAGACCTACTCCTTCCTGGAGCAGAACTTCGATACTCAGATCCCGACCACCACCAGCGCGCAATCCATCGCCATCACCATCGCCGATGATCCGACCTTGGCCGGCTATCAGGCAGTCAAGGCCGCGTCGCTGTCGCGCGCCGTGACCGCGCTGCGCGCCACGCTGCCGCAGGGCGGCGTGCTGCTGTACAACGGCATCTGGGCGTTCGACGAGACGCCAACCATGCAGAAGGGCAACCTGATGACCTGCAACGCCGGTGTGGCATTGCAGGGCAAACCAGTCCGTTACGCGACCTGATGCTGTAAGCTTTGCCTTGCCCACAGGAATGTGGGTTTTACCAGCCGGGATAGCTTCTCGGCTGGCTTTTTAATCAACCAGAAAGAGAAAAAATCATGGCTATCATCCTCGGCAACAACCCAAAAGACTTTGTCCGTCCGGTCGAAATCATCAAGTTCGGAGGCGTCAAGGACTCCATCAGCTTCACCTTCACCTATCGCAATAAGCGTGAGTTCGCCGCCCTGGTGGATGAGCGCGCCGCCATCAGCCGCGCCAAGCTGGCCGCGAAAGAAGCGGAGCAAAAGGCCATCACCGATGCCGGTGGTGAAGCACCTCCATATAGCGTGATGGATGACTACCTCGCGTTCACCCGTGAGCAGGCCGAAAACGTCCTGCAGATCGCAACCAAGTGGGACCTGAAGGACGACCTGACCGTGGAGAACCTGCAGCTGCTGGAGGATGAGTTCCCCGGCTCGCTGGAAGCGATCCAGGTGACATACCGCAGCGCCATCGCGGACGTCCGCGTAAAAAACTAAGGGCCGTCGCCCGCGCCATGTACACCCCGGCCCCTAACAGGGCTGAACTGGAAGGGCTGGGGCTGACACTGGAGGACCTGGACGCGACGGAGATTTACCTGGACAACCTGCCTGCATACAACCTGTTCTGCTACATGGGGACTCAGTGGAATGTAGGCATGGCCGGCGCCACCGGCTTGCGGTACGAAGTGGCGCATCACAAGCTTGACCGGATGAAGCTGGATCCGGAAGAGTACGAAGACCGCATGGACGACTTGCGGATCATGGAAGCAGAAGCGCTCACCGCCATGCGGGAGGCGCAGAAGGAGAAATAGCATGTCGGATCAGATCGGCACCGCGTCAATCGGCCTCGCAGTAGACTCCAGTGGCGTCGATGCCGGTCTGAATCGCATGGAAGCCAGCGTAACGCAGACGGCCCGCAGCCTATCGACGCTGGGGCGGCGCGGCGCGGAGGCAGTGGAAGGCATTGGCAGCGGCGCCCGCACGGCGGCCGACAACACCGAGCGTGCCACGCGGCGCATCCAAAACGAGATTCAGCGCACCACTGCCGTGGCGCAGGCCGGTGAACGCGGTACCCGTGCTTACTATGAGGCGATCGCCAATCAGCGCGGCGCAAACCTGAACGCGCTTCGTCCATACCTGGATCAGCTGGAGCAGGTCAGGGCGGCGCAGCAGGCTGCAACCCAGGCCGCACTACGTAACGGCGCAGCGTTCCAGAACAATGCCCAATCTGCCGCGCAGCTTGCCGCAAATCTTCGCGTGGTGCCGGCGCAGCTGACGGACATCGTGACCAGCTTGCAGGGCGGCCAGCAGCCGCTGACGGTACTGCTCCAGCAGGGCGGCCAACTGCGCGACATGTTCGGATCGATCGGCGGCGCCGCGCGCGCGTTGGGCGGCTACATCTTCAGCCTCATCACGCCGCTGACGTTGGTAGCGGCGGCCGCTGCTGCGCTGGCCGTGGCCTACAACCAGGGCAGCAAAGAATCCGAGGCCTTCCGCCGGTCGATCATCACCACCGGCAACGCCGCCGGCGTCACAACCTCGCAGCTTGCGGCTCTGGCCAAGCAGGGTTCGGCGACCGCTGGCACCGTGGGCGCACAGGCGGATGCACTGGCACAACTCGTGGGCACGGGTAAGGTTGGTGCTGACCAACTGGGCAAGGCATCCACCTCCGCATTGCAGGCCCAGAAGTTCCTGGGTATCGCGGTCGAAGACACGGTGAAGAATTTCGCCGAATTGGGCAAAGCGCCGCTGCAGGCATCGCTCAAGCTGAACGACTCGATGAACTACCTCACCGAGTCGACGTATCAGCAGATCCGCGCGCTGGAGCTGCAAGGCAAGACGTCGGAGGCTGCCAAGGTGGCGCAGGACGCATACTCTGCTGCGACGCTCAAGCAGACGAAGGATGTTGAGGCTGGCCTGGGCTTGCTGAGTCGCGCATGGAACGGCGTCGGCAGTGCCGCCAAGGGCGCATGGGACTTCATGCTGAATGTGGGGCGAGAGTCCACTATCGATGAACAACTCCAGAAGGCGGAAGCCGCGCTCAAGCTGGCGCAGAAACGGCAGACGGAGTTCATCGGTACGCCGGCTGAAAAACAGGCTGCTGTAGATGACGCTCAGTACACCGTCGACCGCCTGAAAAACATCCGCAAGGTTCAGCAGGTCCAGGCTGAGAGCGACGCCGCTGCGGTCAAGCAGTTTGCTGCCGCCCGCGCCAACGAAGAGGAGGCAGAGAAATACCTGACGCGTCGCGAGCAGCAGGAGCGCGCCATTGCCAAGGCCCGCGAAGTCGTCACCGCCGCCGCGCCGCGTGGCCAGGATCCAGCAGAGACCGAAGAGGCGGTGCAGAAGCGCATCGCGCAGATACGCGCCAGCTTCGCCGATTTGAACAACCAAGGTATCGAATCGCAGATCGCCGCAGTGGAGCGCCTTGGCCAGGCCCAAGAGCTGGCCGCCCAGCGTGCCAAGCTTATTCTGCAAGGCGACAACTCGGCCGGCTTCAACCAGTCATTCGACAAGCAGGACCAATACATAACCGCTGTAGCACAAGCCGAAGAGAATGCGCTGCGCCAGGAGAAGGCGCGGCTGCAGCAACGACTCGCGCTCACAGCACAGGAAACGGTCAGCGAGGACAACAAATTCGCCCAGCAGCAGAAGCTGGCCGACCTGCGTGGCCAGATCGCCAACAAAGAATACGAAATCGGCACCCGCCAGAAGCAACTGACGATCGATCTGCGCAACGAAGACATCGCCCGGACCAAGGCCGCGTTTGCTGGTATGGATACGCTGCTGGATGCGCGTGAGGCAGATACGCAGGCACTGCGCGAGCAGTTGCAGGCGCAGCAGGATCAAAATGCTGCCCTTGGTCTAACTGGGCAAGCGCTGCAGGACTTCAACACGCGCTTGGCCGAGGAACGCGCTACGCGCCTGGAACTCAAGGCTGACATCGCAGATACGATTCTTGGCCGAGAAGAAGAAGCCGAAGAACTGCGCAAACAGGCACAGCTGGTCCGCGACCTGAATACAGCTCAAATTCAAGGGGCGAACAAAGCGGCTGCCATCGAGGCGAACAAGACTTTTTGGGAGTCTGTTGACCGAGCCGCACAAAGCGCGTTCACCAATATTTTCGACGGCGGCAAGAGCGCATTTGATCGCCTTGCCGACACGCTCAAGACCGGCCTGCTGGATGTGCTCTATCAGCTTACGGTCAAGAAATTCATCATCAATCTGAGCGCGCAAGCGACTGGCGCCGCGCTGACTCCGCAGCAGGTGGCCGAGAACCAGTTCTATGACGCCACAGGATACAAGGCAGGTAACAACGCCATCGGCAACGTGGCCAACGCCCTGAACCTGTACAAACTGACCAGCAGTGCCGGTACGGCTATTACGGCGGCCGGCAACCTGTTCGGTTCTTCAGCAGTGTCTGCATTCGGCGCCGGGCTGAGCGGCGGCGCAGGCATCACCGAGGCGGCGGCGGCATATGCGGCGGCTGGCCAAAGCACCATTGCAACGGCGCTGAGTTCGGGCGCGCAGATCGGTTCTTTCATCAGCACCGCGTTGCCTTATGTGGCCGCCGCCTTTGTCGGCTACAAAGTACTGGACTCACTGTTCAGTGATGGCCCAGAACAAAACACCAAGTTGACGTTTGGGTCAAACAACGCCGCCGGCAACATCAGCATCAACATGCGCGGCAACGAGGGCAAGAGCGATTCGTATATTGGCAAGAGCGGGACATCGGCGTTCGGCACTTTCGGCACCACGCAGTCGCTCTGGACCTCTTCTGACTCTGCCCAGGTGCAGAACTTCATCAAGGCCGTTACCCAGACAGACGACGCGCTGGCATCGTTCCTGACCACGACAGAGAAGGCCAGCGTCACCGCCGCCCTGACCAATATCCGCACCACGGTGAACACCGGGCCGGAAGGCGGCGACCAGAACGTCAATGGTGGCCTGGACCAAGTGTTTCAGGAGCGCATCAAGGCGATTCTGGCTGCAGTACAGCCCGGCCTGCAGCAGTTGGTGGACGGATTCAAGGGTACTTCCGCCGAGCTGGCCAATGAGGCCCAGGCCCTGCTCACCTATCGCACTGCGCTGGACAAGTCAGGCGAAGCGCTGTTCGGCACGAAAGTAACGCTCCAGGACATCGCAGCGCTAAAGCAGCCAACCGAAACCGTGAGCGCCGCCATCAAGCGCATCAGCGACGAGTTCACCGCAACAAATGCGGCGGCGGCGGCGCTTGGCAAGAGCACCGTAGAAGCATTCGGCGCGCTTGGCCTTGCATCGGAAGATGCACGTAAAAACCTCATTCTGGCGGTGGGTGGCGTCGATCAGCTCAGTTCACAAACTGCATTCTTTGCACAAAACTTCCTGAGCGACACGGAGCGTCTGAAGCCTGTGACCGAGGCTCTAAACCAGGCGTTTGCATCGCTGAACCTGGCTGTACCGAAAACGCGTGATGAATTCGCCGCACTGGTGCGCAGTTACGACCCGGCAAGCACCGAAGGCCAGAAGATGATCGCCTCGTTGCTGGGGGTGCAGGAGGCGTTTGCTGAGACTCATCCGCAGATCGACGCCACCACGGAGGCTCTGAGTAAGCAGAAAGAGCAGCGCAGCCTGGATATCCAGTTGATGCAGGCGCTGGGTAACGAAGAGGGCGCGCTTGCCGCTACGCGCGCCGATGCACTGAAGGCGCTGCTGAGTGACCAGGCGCGAATCACCCAGGCGCAGATCTATGCTGCACAGGATGCCAAAAAGGTGTACGACAGCCTCGTCAGCGTTGCCGATGGCGCTTTCTCGCGCCTGCAAGCGTCGGTGAAGGCCGAGCAGGATGGAATCAACGCGGCATACAATACCCAGGCCCAGGCGATCCGCGACGCCACCAGCGCGTCGGTGAAGTCGGCGCAGGATAGCCTGAAGGCGGCCCAGGACCAGGCGAACGCGATCCAGACCGTATTCAACGCGCTGGACAGCGCTCTGGGTTCAACGCAGATTCAGTCCGATGCTGCGACAGCGGCACGCCGGCAGGCTGCTCAAGGCGTTCTACGGGATGCCCTGGCCAATCCATCCACCCTTGCCAACAACAAGGCGCTGACGGATGCCTTGGGCACAATCACCAATCAAAGCAACGAGCGGCTGTTCGGTACGTTCGAAGAGTATGCACGTGACCAGGCTCGGACCAACAACGCGATCTATGATCTGAAGTCAGTTGCCGGTGAGCAGGTGGATAACGCCGCGCTTACCGTGAAGCGCCTGGGCGACAGCATCGACGCTATCCAGACCGCCAGCGATAAACAGCTGCAGCAGCTGCGCACCGATACCGACGAACAGCTCAACAAGCTGGACATGCAACTCGCCACCGCCAGCCAGCAGCTCGACGCCTTGAAGGGGATCAACAGCGCGATCCTGACTCTTGCAGATGCACAGTCCGTCTTTACCGCGGCAATCACCAACCTGTCGAAAAACCAGACGGCACAGCAGAACGCGACGGTTGGTGACAAGGTGCAGAACCTCTATGAGACGCTGCTCAAGCGAGAGGGCACTACGGCGGAGGTCGAATACTGGAAGAACCTGGCGCTTGGCGGCCTGTCGTTTGATGAAATCCGCTACCGCTTCGTCAACAGCGATGAGTACAAGGCGCTGCAGAAGCAGGTTTCCGCCCTGTCCGGCGCAAATCAGGCAATTGGCGCGGACCAGGCCGCTGCCTTGATGGCGCGCGTCAGCGATCCGACGCAGAACGCTACCGCGCTGCTGGCCGAACTGCAGCGCCTGAACGAGCTGACGCAGAACCAACAGACTACCCTTGACGCTATAGCCGAGAGCACCGGGATTGCCGGGGACGTCCTCGACAAAGCGCAGAAGGGCCAACCACTTGCCACGGAGGCCGTTTAATGGCTGCCATA